ATTGTAGTACCAGTAATGAACGCTCCAGTATTTGATGCAGTTGTATTAGTTGTAGCTGTTGCTGTAACTGTTTGAACTGAATTGTCTAATGTAGCAACATAAGTATAACCGCCTAGACGAACAACGTTACCTGTTTGGTATGATGTTCCGCTAACCCAATCGCCTAACAAAGTAAAGCCGGTTGTAAATATTGACCAATCACTTGAAGTAGCTGATGGGGTGCTTCCGGTATTAACAGTTAGTGATACATACTGGTATCCACCGTATGTTACTATGTCACCGTTTTGGTATGTTGTGCCGTTTGACCAACTGTTATAAAATTGCAATCCTGCAATCCATACTGACCAGTTAGCTGTTGCAAAAGTAGATGAAGAAGTATGTGCTGTTCCACAAATCCACAAGTCGGCGCCGTACTTAACAACATCGTTTGCTTTGTATCGAACAGAACTACCACTCCATGCTCCTAAGTATGTTATACCTTTATGTAGATAATCCCATTTACTTTGATCATTTTCAAGTCCCAAAGTTGCTGTAGACGCAGATGTATGCCCTGTGTTACACACATAAGAAATGCCACCGTATAATACAATATCGTTAGCTCTGTAACGATATGAAGTAGTCCAAGCACCAGTCCAAGCTAATCCTTTAGTCCATATATCCCAGTTAGAAATATCATTTTCAAGACCTAGTGCTGTTGTACTAGCCGAAGTGTGTGCGGTATTACAAATATATGTATTAGCACCGTAGTTGACAATATCGTTAACTTTATATTTTGTACTAACAGTCCAACCAGCTGATACCCAATTGAAAGAACTGGCATACAAATCCCAGTTACTTTGATTTGCTTCAAGCCCTAGAATTGTAGTTGCCGCAGATGTGTGCGGAGTGTTACAAATATAAAGGCGTCCACCATAACTAACTATATCACGTAGTTTATAAAAAGTGCTAGTTACCCAAGCACCGGTCCAAGTTGAACCATCACTGACTATTTGCCAATCACCAGAAGCTAAGTCCGTATAAAAATTGGAAGTTGCAGTATGTCCAAGGACACACATATACGTTTGGCCGCCATAGCGTACCACGTCGTCTTTTACATAGGTAGTGGATGCGCTCCAATTACCTTGCCATACGAACTTAATTCTACCTAGTTTAAATTCAGCCATTCAATGCTCCAATTCTCATTATGTTGTATTTATGTTTTCTTAAAATCTTCATTTTAGTTATCAAGCCGCATTACCAGTGAAACTGCTAGCGAATATTGCATGAGCCAGCATTACTCCATTAATACCAGCATTAGGACCTTTGATATTTAAAGTTGCTCTCATTAATATCTGTTGTCCTACGCTTGAATAAATTTTCTGTGATCCGCCTACTCCAACTGTACCAGCAATAACAGCTCCAGTTTGTGCATTAGAACCACCACCAGCAATATTTCTTGCAAGATATGCTTTAACTGCCTTTTGAGTAGGAACTACTGAGTCACTGTTTGCAACAAAATAACTGTCTGTTGAAAAACTGTTAATTGTTACAGAGTTTGCACCTGCTGATAATCCGCCAATTACTAGTTTTGTTAAACCAGCTAAACTAAATTGGTTAGCTGAAATTGTAACAATACCAGATGCTTGCTGAACCGCAAACAAGTTACCGACCTTAAAGTTACCGTCTTGGTCTGTTGATGTTTGGAATACTCGTCCACTGTTGTTTTCAGCAATTTGTTTATAACTAGCCGCGTTCAACGGATTAACGTTCGGGTAATTTGTTAATGCCTTATTACCAGTACCGATATATAAGAAGTCGTGTCCAGTAATTCTACACTGACTGTATTTTAATCGAATACTAATTGTTGTTCCGTGTGCCGGTGCTAGACTAATAGTCAAGCTAGCCGCAATTTGAAAATAATAATTTCCATTACCTAGCGGAGTTATAACTACCACTCGATATAAAAGCCCATTACCACTAATAGTCAACGCCGCACCTGGTGTAGGTGATGCTGATAGTCCGCTAACATACAAGTATTGACTAGATTGTAGTATATCTGCAAATCCGTTACCGTTGACTGCAACTGTAGTAGTTGATGTTTGATAGCCATTACCTCTATTCAAGAATGTAGGATTACCTAATACTCCGGTCGCTGTTCTACAGGTAGTTGTTACCGCTAGTGTAGCATTAGGGTCGTATATAGTAACTGTTGGTGTTGTTTGATAACCACTACCTGGTTCATATAATTTTACTAAACTAAGTTTACCACTTGCTACTACAACTCGTCCAATAGCTTGAGCACCAGTTTGTATGCTGGCTGCAACGTTTGATGATGCATTAGAAATTGCCGCCCATATTGGTGTAACAGCGCCTGCTAGTGTTGTAGGGTTACCAAATGTTACTACACTCCATGTAGAACTAACTGGCATAGTTTGCATAGTCCAGTATAGGCCATCTTGACTAGTTACTGCTACACTAGTGTTTGTCGCAACTGCAAAGAATAAGCCTTGTCCATATGTTAAACTAGTCCAAGTTTGTGTAGTTGGTAAAGTGTTTAAAGTCCATGTGATACCGTCAAAGGAGTACGCTACTTGGTTAGTTTGATCTATTGCTACAAATCTGCCGTTACCCCATGCTACTGATATCCATGTACTACTTGCTGGCAATGTACATGCAGTCCATAAACTTCCGTTAGTAGTAGAATAGGCTGCATTTGCACTACCGCTTGATACTGCTACCCAAGTACCAATCGAACCGTATGCAACACTAGTCCAGTTAGATGCACTTGGTAATGAGCCTCCGTTAGACCACGAAGTTGCGCTTGTAGAGGTAGCAGAATATGTACTTCCGCTTGCTACTGCAACAAATGTACCGTTACCAGCTGTACATGCTGACCAGTTAGCGGCTACTGGCATGTTACCACCAGCAGACCATGATGCTCCAGTATTTGATATCGAAGTTATGTTACTTAGACTTGAGCCTCCTGCGACAGCAACAAAGAAACCTTGGCCAAAGCTCATAGCATTCCATGTTGCGCCGCCAGTTAAGGCAGTAGGAGGAGATATAGCTGAAACCCAATTTTTTCCATCGGTCGACAATGCAACTTGTTGCGTTTGATCAATTGCAACAAAAGTTCCTAAAGCGTAAGTCATTGCACTCCAAGTACTAGTTGCAGGTAACGACTGTTGAGCTGTGGTAAATCCAGGATTTGAAAAAGTTACTCGAGGTTCAACAGAATACACTGTAGTTGAATCTAGTGTTGCGGCAATAGGTTGGCCTGGAAGAATATTATCAAAGCCAACAGCCCCTATAAAAGAATTTCCGTTACTAGTAATTACTGTAACTACTACGCCGGCAAATGTGAAAGTAGCTGTTTGGCTAGTAGTAGTTGCGGCACTTAATGTAACTGTGTTGATACCAGTAGTCAATACAGTAGTTCCTGCTGGAACACCTGGGCCAGTGACTGCACCGCCAACAATAATACCAACAGTACTAGTGACTCCGCTAATAGTTTGTGTGCTATTACTGGTTCCATTAAATGTTCCTGGAGCAGTTGCACTAATTGTAATCTGATTAGAAGTAGTATTATTAGTCAATACCCAATAAGGTGTTCCCCAGACAATTCCACCAATAACACCCTGTGCAGTAACAATCATGTTAGCAGAACCAGCATATGTAGAAATACCAAGGATACCACCAGTACCACCAGCAGTAGTAGGTAATGTAGTCGATAGCTGGATTTTATTACCATTAATTGAATAGATAAAATAACTTGTTCCGGGACTTACGCCAGCAAAGATAATCGAGTACGTTGGGTTAACTGCAAATGAAATATTCTCACCAACAAACATGCCCGCAGTACTACTTAGTGTGATAGTATTATCCACTGAAGATGATGAAACTGCCGCAGTAGTTTGAGTACTTGGAGCAAACATAATCCCCTGGCCAACTTGCAAACTAGAAGTTGATAAACAAGATATTGTGTTTCCAGCTGAGCTAGATCCAGTAGTAGTTACTTGAGGGAAACTTTCTCTACAGATATACGCAACTTTTGTACTGCTGTTGTAGTATTGAATATAGCCGTACTGGCCAACACCTGTACCAGAAGTAACAATTAATCTCATACCAAAATAGTTTGTGATAGTATTTTGATCATTTGATGCAAGTGTAACATACGTAGTTGTGCCGCCACCTGCCTGGTTACCGGCTGTTAGATATCCAGTACCGCCAGCTGTTATATCAGTAGGACCTGAAATTCGTGCTTCAAAAATTCCTAAATCTCTAAATTCATCAGCAATCGCAACTGCACCTATACCTGCTCCACTAAATGTGTAGGTTGCTGTTGTATAGTTTTGTCCAGCATTAGCAAATTCTAATCTAAGAATTTTATTATTTGCTTGTCCAGCAAAGGCTGCTTGTATTTGTGCTTGTTGGCTACGATTGTTAACAGTTCCAGCTAACGGAACTTCAGTAGTATCATATCCTTCGGCAACTGTACCATATGTACCGTATGAACTGTTACCATTAGTTGCACGGATTTTGCCGCCAGCTTCTGCTAGATATCCAATGTGTCCGTAATAATTAAACACTGAAACTAATTCAGTTAACGCACTAGGTCCAGTACACCATGCACCAATACCATCACTGATAATAGTAGTAAAGTCGTTAGCAACAATAGAACGATTGCCCGCATTATGCAGGGTACCATCAATCTTAACACCGGTGCATCCAGTACCAAACATTGTAACGTTTTGACAATATGGTGACTTGGTAGTAATTTGTACACTAGTGTCGCTCGGGCCAGCACCTGGATCCAAACTTACAAATGCGCCGCCTGTTGGACGAGAAGTTAAGTATTGGTTTGCTGGAGTTAACCCGCCAACTAGTCCTTGTAAAGTCATATTTCTAATACCGCAACCATTACGAACATAGAACATGTTGCTACCAGAATATCCAGCCGCTGGTTGTATTACAGTCCCCCTTAGCTCGTCTCCAACAATAGCAACACCTGCTGGTAAACTAATTGGAAGGATTTCAGAATAAGTTCCTGTTTTAATAAAAATAGTTGCCGGGCCAATGACATTTTGACAAGCATATGCAACACTAGCCCACGGCGTGTCAACTGTTGTTCCATTGCCGACAGCATCGACTCCATTCATAGCAACATAATAAACTTTACCAATGATGCCAAAATTATTCCAGGCTGGGATAACATTTGAATTGTTAGTAATTCCGTTAGTAACTTGTGCATTTGAACGTAGTAGTTGTCCTTTTGTTCCAATTGAAATTGCAGTGTTGCCTGTTGGCAACGCTGAATTTAATGCGTTATTATTATATGTAGGGATGTCACCGTAGTTTTGAATTGAAACCCACTGATCACCTGCGGCATATCTATCCCAATACACTGACGCATTTTGTACAGAACCACCTGTAGTAAATCCTGTAGTTAAATTAGGAAAACTAACTGTGGTATTTGTGCATACTATTACTGTATACTTTCCATTATACCCTGTTGGTGTTGTATTTGATACAATGATCGAAGCGCCAGGAGTATAAGGAGCATTGCTCTGTGTTGGAAACGTTACAGTACTAAGTCCTGAAATACTTGGTGTTGCTGTAAATGTAGTTCCAGTTAATGATGCTACACTAAAAGAAATATCAGCAGTGCCTAGTGCTCCAAGATATGTTGCTGATAGTGAAATAGTTGATCCGTCAATAATATTTCCAACATAGTAAGTCCCAGCAGTTAGACCGCCGCCGCCGGTTCCTGCTACCACAAATGGCTCGCCTATATGTAATCCTGATGAAGAACTAACTGTAACGTTCACCCCACTAGTTGCTGTGATAGAACCAGTCTGTGTAGTCAATGCTCCTGTACCTGTAGCTCCAGTAATCATTAACGATGTAAAAGTGTTGTCAACTAGCGGACTATTATTAGTTGTAGATGAATGTAATTGTTTACAAACATATGCAGTACCGTTGAATGTTACGATGTCGCCTGGAGCATAAGATGATCGTGTAGCCCAAATATTTCTCCACTGTACTCCTGAAATTAATAATTGCCAAGCAGAAGTATCTGTAGGATCATTTCCGTTGTTGTCTGCAATAGCAACATATAGCTGTCCATCACGACGAACAACATCACCTACTTTATAATTTGTTGCAGTGTAGTCGCCTCGAATGTTATAACTTTTAGATAATAGTTTCCAATCTGTTGAATCAGTTGACGGAACATTACCTTGGTTATTTGTAGTTGCACTGATATACTGATATCCACCGTATACTACTACATCACCTACTACGTATGATGTACTAACACTCCATGTACTAGAAAATTCTAATCCAGGTACATATAAAGAAAAGTTTGTAGTACTAAAAGTTGTAGTTGATGTATGCGGAATATTACAGAACCACAAGTCAGCACCATACTTAACAATATCATTTACTTTATATCGAGTTGCCGTTGCCCAGTTTGTTTTAAAATCAATACCGCTGTGTAGAACTGCCCATTTGCTTTGATCTTGTTCTAATCCAGAAGCAACGGTTGGCGCACTAGTATGTCCTGTTAGACATTTATAAACAATACCGCCGTATCGGACTACATCGCCTAGTTTGTATTGATAACTAGTAACCCAGTCTGTTTTCCAATCTTCACTATAGCTTACAACATCCCAGTAAGACTGATTTGCTTCTAGAGTTGCGGCTGTCTGGTGCCCTGTATTACAACGATATAGACTTGGTCCGTATCGAACAATGTCACCTTTTTTGTATCGTGTACTTGCTAGCCAATGTTTGCTCCATTCGTCAGCAAGAGCGTAGATAATCCAACTTGACTGATTTGCTTCAAGGCCTAATAGAGTTGTGGCAGCTGATGTATGTCCACTAGTACAAATATAAATTACACCGCCATATGTTACGTAATCACCTATGTTGTATAATGTACCAACAGCCCACACACCTTTCCAAGTGTAACCATCAAACCATAAAGTCCAACTGGCTGAATCTGTATAAAAATTTGCACTAGCAGTATTGGCTAAGACACATACGTAAGATTTTCCGCCATAGTTTATTACGTCATCTTTAGCATAGACTGTGCCAGTTATCCAAGGACCGCGCCATGTAAATCGTATTCTACTTATTTTAAAATCAGCCATTTCTTACCTCAATATTTGTTTATATACCAGTAGGGTATGCGTACTTACTACCAATTCTAGCAACAAGATTACCTTGGCTATCAATATAATAATAAATGCTACGATCATCCCATCTTAATTGTTCGTACTTTAAATTTGCGTATGTTAAATTATGATTAACATCTCGACCTTCTAAAAAATCTACACCAGGCTGAAAGTCAGGATAGTTGTCGCCAGACGCACCGTTATTATTAATAGTTATACTATCAGTTCTGCTCAGTTGATTAACACGAGCAAAATACAAATCGCCGGCATCAGTTCTGCGTAATGCGTACATATATCTAGGTTGATCACCTAGCATTTCATCTTGCGATCTACCAAAAAAGTAATTGTCTGCCATAATATTTTCCCTTATACAATCTCAGCGTAACTTATAGTTACATCAATACTGCTGGCAGTATCACTAGTTAAGCTCATACTACAACTACCTGCTAGAATTAATTTTTCACCGTTAGTAATAACTTTAGCACTGGTATACGGCGGAATAATCAGCGAGTTTATATAGTTTACAGTTGTAGGAGTAGTATCAGTAACAGTTAAAGTACAGCTAACATCATCATCTGTTGTATTAGCCAAGTTCATACCAATAACAGTGTAGGTACTAGTGTTAGGTGTTGTTAGTAATGCTGTAGGTGTTGTGCCTACGCCTTGTTTTACAGTTGTTCTAAAATATGTTGTCATGCTTTTATCCGAAAGTTATTGCTGCCGCAAAGCCAATATCATTGGCCTGTAGTGCGTTAACACCGCTACTACTACCAGCAACTGATATCCATGCTGATCCAGTCCAAACTTCAACTAGCTGAAGATCGGTATTATAACGAATCATTCCAAGTTCAGAATAGGCTTGTAATGGTCTGGCACTACTTCCACCGTTAGGTATTACAATACCATATGTGCCTGCAATTTTAGTATATCCAGTGCCGCTACCAGTAGCAGTCATTGCTGTTGCTGATACTGTTTGGCTTGGTGTTACATAGTAAGTTCCGTTGCCGCCTGACCCCGAACCTAGAGCAGTAATATAAGTTCCTGCTGTAACAGCATTGCCTGTATCTGCTATGATCATTCCGTTTACAATTGGAATTGATCCAATAAAACTTGTTACAGTTAATATAATTGGGGTAGCTGTTATAGTAGTTCCAGATACTACCTGTGCTGGAAATATGGTCCAAGTGCTAGTGCTACTTGTACCGGTGCCTGTTAGATTAGCTATAATATATGATCCAGCGGCAACTTGGTTACCAGTAATTATATAACCAGCAACAATGCCAGCACCAGTTGGAGCTGATGTAACATTTAGTGTTGTACCGTTGATATTACCTACAAATGTTACGGCTGTACCTAGTGCAATTGCTCCGGTGAAGTTTGCAACTACAGGTGCTGTTCCAATAGTTGTGATAGCATTAGATACAACGTTTGTAACGGTACTGTTGTAAAATCTTAAGTTACCAGTTTGTAACCCATAGTTGTTGCTAGTAGTAAAGTTGATATCAGTATTAGCAGTATATGTGCTAATTGTGTTACCACTAATATCTAAATTAGCAGTTTTAATATCTGTTGCTACTAGATTAGTTACTGTAATGTTTGTAAAATTAGCAGTATTAACGTATAAGTTATTCCACTGTAAACTACTAGAACCTAAATTATATGTTCCAGTTGTAGATGGTAAAATATCACTGTTAACTTCGCCGGTGAATGTAATTGTATCAGTAGTTTGATTACCTAGTGTAATATTTCCGCCGCTACCACCGTCAGCTGTAATATTTCCAGTAACATGCAAGTTGCCGTTAACTGTAGTATTGGCATTAATATTAATATTACCTGTGCCAGTAGTACTAATATTAATGTCAGTGTTTGTACCTAAGCTGGCAATAGTATTACCAGTGATGTTTAATTGAGTACCAATAGTTAAGCTACCCTGATAAACTACAGGATTAACTCCACTTGGTAATAAATTAATTGTTGAACTTGAACTGCTAAGTGTGTTGCTAGTTAAAGTAAAAGTAGCAATGTTAGCTTGAGTAGAAGCGTATAAGTTCGTTGAGCGTGTTGTACCGTTAACATCTAAGTCGTAAGCTGGCGATGCTGTATTAATTCCTACACGGCCATTAACCACATCAAGATAGAGAAGGCTCGTCTCAAAAGCTAAATTTTGCCCGTTGCGGAGCAAATTGTCTTTTAAGAGCGGCCCTGAAATTCGACCAACAGCCATGAATGCTCCCTTATACCCCGTGTTTCACGGTTAACCTCATTTTCATCCTTGTACTACAAGGCTCTTTGCGGGTTTACCACAGTCTAACCATAGGAAGAATTGGTCATTTTTCCTAATCAAAGTATTTATCGGTTTTTGATTAATACCCGAAGATCAGCGCCATTTCATTCATAATATCGCTAACCGCAGTATAGTCTAGAACAGGGCTTGTACCGATTGCTGGTATCCAACCGAGGGTTGCATCGTACACTTCTGTTTGAGGTATAGTAGAGTTATATCGTGTAGTTCCTACTTCAGGAGCGATAGGTCTAGCCGATGTAGAACCAGTTGGAATTGCTAATCCATTTGCTCCTGAAAATTTTAAATATCCATTACCGGTGCTAGAAAATGACAATGTTGCATTTGCAGGACTGCTGTACAACATGGTTATGTTATTGCCATTAAATTTAAAATTATTATTTAAAACAACGTTATTACTAGATGCTGATAGTATAATATCAGCATTAGAATCACGAATAGTGTTTCCAGTAAATGAAACATTCCCGCCAGTGATAGCAGTCGGTGTTAGGGCGTTAACATTTAACGTTCCTCCTAATCCTCCTAGAATATTAACACCGTAGATATTTTTCCATTGTAAACTATTAGAACCTAAATTATATGTATTAGTTGTTATTGGTAAAATGTTACTATTAACTTCGCCGGCAATTGTAATGGTATCTGTAGTCTGGTCGCCAAGTGTAATATTTCCATCTAGAGTAATATTGCCTGTAGCATGTAAGTTACCAGTAACTGTAGTGTTATTGTTTAGATAAACGTTACCAGTTCCTATCGGACTAATTGAAATATTATCATTGCTAACATAATCAACGATAGTATTTCCACTTAATGTTAATTTGTTAGTCTGGATGCCAGGAGCAGTGATAGTAGGATTACTAGTTTGATTAGGACTAATAGCAATTCCACTAATAATATTTTGTATTTGATTAGTAGAAAATTCTAAGTTACCAAAATGTCCTAGTGTAGTAACATTTAAGTTTTGAGTATTAATCGTGCCAGAAGCACCGGCAACATTTAAATCAGCTGTGGGGCTTGTAGTTCCAACGCCGATGTACTTGCCAGTAACATTTAGATATAATACTTTTGTGTCAAAAGCTAGATCAGAACCGTTGCGCAGTAGATTATCTGCTAGTAACGGACCGCCAATTCTACCTAGTTGAGCCATTCTAGCTCCTTATTGGTCAAAACCTAATAGCGCAATAACTACCTTGCCATACGGCACAGGCGTACTAAATTTTAAGTAATAACTGTTATTTGAAATTGTTTGGCTAGACTCAGCAATTGTTATAGCTGTATTAACTGCAATATTTCCAGTTGGTGCATGATTCATAGAAATACTAGTCAATGCTCCAGTATTTGGATCAGTTATTGCAGAACCAGTAAGAAGAGCACCACTATAAATATTAGATCCACTAACGGTTGCACCAGTAAGAGGTACAGCTGGGAACACCGCAGGAGTGCTGCCGCTTGCAGTAACCGATCCACCATTTTGATACGTCCCTGGATTAGTTGTTAGTGCGTAAGTAACTGTAGTTGCTGTTGATCCGGTAACCGTAAATACTCCGTTAAATGCACTTGATGCTTGACCTGTAGATAAAATACCTGCAACTGTTATTGTTGCGCCAATTGCAAATCCAGGTTGTGAAGACGTAGTATTTGACATTGTGACTGTAGCAACATTACTAGTCCAACTTGCTGTAGTTACATTTAAACTTGTGTTAAAATATAATATTGCTGATCCTGTGCTAGCGGCTACACTAAGAGATCCGGTGTATGTTTCTGTTGGTAGTGTGGGATTTTGTACTACTGTGTAGTTAATACTACTAAGTTGAATAACGTTTTCAACTACAACAATAATGTTTTGTCCGCCAAATGTTGAGTTGTTGCTGTCCACATTACCTGGATTATAAGCAGAATTCAGAGGACCAAAATATGTGTTGTTACTGTCGCCAGCACCTAAATTTTGTTGTATAATAGTTCCAGATTCTTTAAATCTTAGACTGCGCCATTTACTACCTTGATAAATTTCTAGTTGTCCACCGGAAGTTATGTCAGTATTATAACGCATCATACCGTTAATTGGATTGCTAGGGCGCTGTGCTGTAGTTCCTGTTGGTACTACAAGGTCCGTAGTTCCACCCATAACAACTTGCCCTGTGACCGAATTAGCATACAAGGTAGTATCTGTAACTGCTCTACGACTTAGATTAAGTTGTTTTAAGAATCGCATTATACCGCCAATGTGCTAATTGTAAATGATAACATTGATGCTACACTAGCCACTGCTACAATAGTATCCCCATTTGCTAACACTAATTTTTCTTGATCTAAACTTAAAGTTTCTCCAGCTACGATTGGTAACTGATATACTATTGTTGTCAAGTTGCCAGGGCTTCCGCCGTTTGGAACTGCATACAATGTAAGATTGCTAGTAGTTGCTCCGTAATTACAAACAATCATAGCAGTGATGGCATTATTACCACTACTGGTATAAACTGTTGTATTAGTTATTGCAACTAGGGTATTTGAAATTGCCATGTTCTTTCCTTATAGTAAAATACTCAATAGTACTGCACGATTTTTACTAATCAATTCGTCTTGAGTAGTTACATTTGATATATATAGTCCTGTATTACCTGGGCCTGCTGCCGCTTTGGAATACAATTTTGTTCTTCCAGATTGTTGACTAGGTGTGCTACTTTGATCATCTAAATTTAATATTGCATTTACTTCAACGTTATTATTTGCGGCAGCTAATACTAGATTAGCACTAACAGAATTGTTAGTAATTGTATCACCGTAAAAATTTAAATCACTAACAGTTAGTCCGCCTGCTGATATTGTAGCAATAGTGGTACCAGCAATATACATGCTAATACTAGTATTAAATGCTTGAATTTTACTATATTCTGAACCAAAAGCCGCATTTTGGGGAGTGTAAATTCTGTCAACTGTAGCAATACCATTACTAGCCGCTACATAGTTGTAGAGATATTTTCTGTTGATAATATGATTATCTTGTGTTACTTTTGTTTCGTAGCTTGTTGAATTTGCAATTAGCAAAGCATAGTTGCTATTCTGCATGTCAAATACAAAATCGCTAGTTCCATCAGTAGCAATAGTTCTAAGTTGCAGACCAGATAGTTGCCCATCTATAGTCTTCATTACAAATGAACCGTTAACTTCACTGCTGTTTACTGGGTTATAATGTGGAATTTGTTCGTTAAACAAGAACTGGGCCGCACTTAGGCTGCCCCTTTCTATTTCAATTCCTGCTTGATAACTATTTGCACTACTAATCCCCGAGCCAGTTTGCCCGTAATTTAGCTGAAGTATGTTATCTTTAATTTCTGTGTTGGTACTTTCTACAAAAGTAGTTGTACCTTTAACATCAAGATTACCAATAACAGTAACGGTACCGGTCGTACTTTGTGTATCCAATATGATGTTTCCACCAGACTGTACTTGTAGTTTATAATCACCGTTACTGACTTTTAATATTCTTGACATTTATAATCCTTACGGGGAGCAAGTCCCCGTATTTTTATTAAGCGTTTTCAATCTGTACGCTGTAGTTTGCTGATGGTGTACCAAAAGTCCATGGAACTGATTGTGATGACCCATCACTGTTCAATGGAAATTGTGTACCTGCACTTGAACTTAAACGTGCAATCGCCGCTGGGTTAATATTAACTTTGTGGTTAGTTAGTTTACGTACAAGATATGTTCCGCCTGCGCTATCAATAGCAACAATGTTTAACTCAACACCTTCATCTGCTGTATATCCAGCAGTACCGTCAGCAACTGCGTCGTAACGTAAACGAGCAACTTCTGTACCTGTACGTGATACTTCACCAGACTTGTTAACAACATAACGTTTTGCAGATTTTTGCTTTTGAATATCAACTTCAACTAATGATCCGCCTGTGTATGCATAAGCAATAATAGCTGGCTCATAGCTAGTGCTAGTACCGTCAGTGCCATTAGCCGCTGTCAATGTTGGTGTCTGACCGCTTGGAGTTGTACCACCTAATGTACTCCATGTCAATGTTGGAACTGTTACATAACCGTCACCAGCGTTAACAACTGCAATAGCTTTAACACGGAATGTAACTGTTGCTTGAGCACCAGTACCGCCTGGGCCAACAACAGCCCAAGTAGTAATACCTGTACCGTCGATGCTTGTATATGTACCACGGTCAGTAAATGCACCAAATGTTGGAACACCGCCAACTTGTGTTACTGAGAAACGTGTTGGAACAACAGCTTGAGCATCTAAGCCAGTAATGCTAGTGATTGTACCAGCAGTATAACTTGTACCACCAGATAAGCTAACTGTAGCAACTTCCCATGTAACTGCTAGTGTAGCTGTTGTACCGTTAGCAATAGTTGGAGCTGATGCTGTTAGTGCTGGAAAATGTTTGTAAGTATCATTAATGTTAATACTACCTTGTGTAGCAACTGATACGCTTGCTACACCTTTACCGCCGATACCATCGTCAGTTGGACTGTTGGTACCAATATTTCGATTGCCAAAATATTTTTTATTTAGAGGACGTCCCATTTTGTTTTCTCCTTTAAGAAAAACGGCGTTCTAGGCCGTACGCGGTTGGATTTCCGCATAAAACTCACCCCATGTGAGTCATACATTGTATTTATACGTAAGTGATTCGCATAGCCACGTTGTCAATGTATGCAGTATCAGTATGTGGAGTAAGAACATTGCTTCTAAGCGCAATTACAACACCAAAATTTACATTAATTGTATCTACTAGTTGTATTGGACTATTCCATAGATTAGTAGGCGATCCATAAATTTTATAGTTATCTAATCCTGGATCTGCAAGATTATCACCAACACGTTCACCGTTTAATACTAGCTGTACAACATAGTCCTGTATTCTAGATGCTCGTATTGCATTTATTTGTACTTCAACCCCTAATAGTGTTGATCCATTAGGAGCGAACGGAAAATTTGTAAACCAAAGTTGACTAGTTATTGAGGCAAATCTTTCTTGCCACAAACCTGATATTGTATGCAATGGCTTAGAACTAACAGCATATTGGAACGCATCTTCCCCGATACTACCCATAGGATGTGTCCAGTCGATACTGTTATCTGTAGTTACTTGAGTTACAGTGGTTGATTTAAGAAAGTTAGTAGTAATCATCTAGTATTTACCCAAAGAAAAACGCCCCGGAGGGCGTTTTTAATTTTACTAAAGCAAAAGTTACAGGATTACTGGAACTTAACGTTAGCTGAAGTGATACCAACTAAACCTAAGTAGTCAGCGGCATTACCCAATGAACTTGCTGTGTTTGACAACTCAACATATCCATAACGTGTCATGAAGCTTACTACTGGTTCGAATGTTGATGGATCCAATACAACACCACTGCTCATCAATGGAATGTATGGGCAATAGAATGCAGGAGCATCAGATTCGCTAGCACCTTTGTAACCAACTAGGATGCTTTGTGTATCAGAAGCGTATGAGTTAACATAAACTTTCATAGCATTGTTCAATGTACCAACAAACTTAGTGTTTGTAGGAGCTTCGAATGTACCTTCTGTTGTACGAGCAAAAGCTGAAGTAGTAGCAGATTGTAGAATTGTCAATGCAAATGGTGATACAACAGCGTAGTTACCAGCACCACGACGTGTACGTTGAGCGATCAAGTTAGCAACGCGGTTGATCATAACTGCTAAGGCAGCATGCTCATCACCTACGAATGTTGCTGTACCAGATACAGACGCTTGGTCGTATGTGTATAAAGCTGTACCAGCTAATGATTGTAGGCTAGCTAGAATTTCTTGGTCGATTTCAGCAGTAATTTCTTGTGCTAAAGCAGCCATGATTTCAGCTTCTACGTCAATACCTTGTTGTGCTTGTGCATCTTGAGCTGATTCAAAAGTCCAACGAGCTGACAATTTACGTGTCTTCGCTTCAACTGTTTGTTTCAAGATTTGGATACTTAATCTGTTACCAGCTGTACCTTCTAAAGTAGCTGTTGAGCTAGCCTTAGGAGTTGCGTCAGTTGTGTTACCAGAGTAAGAAGCCGCAATCTTGAATGGGCTCAATGCCTCTTCACCAGCTACTACACCAGCGCCTGATGATGAATCAGCGTAGCGAACACGTAGAGTGTGAATTTGTCCTACTGGACCAGTCATTGGTTGTACGCCTAACAACTCGTTAGCGATAACGGTTGGCATTACGCGGCGGATTACTGGAAGAATCACGCGATTTAGTGTTGCGACGTTACCGGCAGAAGTAGCACCAGCAGTAGCGGATTCTGCAAGATACTTACGAGTATTCTCAAGAGCCACGCTCATTACTGATTTTTTAGTGCCTTGTAGGCCTTCTAAAAGTGCTTCTTTAGTTTCTGCCCAACGTCCGTTTAATAGTTCTGACATTTAAATTTCTCCTTAAAATTTTAGTCCAGCAAGTTTGCGAATATCAATGATATTGGCATCTGACTCGCTACTATGTTTGGTGTTGGAAATTTTATTTCCTGTGACTTCTTTTGCCTCTACAAGTGCCTGTTTCTTCTGCGGAGCTCTTCCAGTGTTACCAGAGATAACTGATGGAAGATACTTTTCAAAACTTTCGTTTAGACGTTCTGTTTTCACAGACTCCATTAATTCACCCATGATTGAACGTTGCTCATTGTTTAGAGGAGCTAACAACTCATGCATGATTGCTTTTCTTTCTTGACTCTCTTTGAGAGCACGGATTTGTGCTTCTTTACTTTCTAAGATTTGTTCTGCTTTTGCAACTGCTTGCGCGGCTTCTTGCATTGCTAAATCTTTCAAGTCTATGACTTTGAGTAATTTTGCTGTTTCCGATTTTTCATTTAGGTAGCTTGTAGAATATTCAGCGGCAAAAGCCTCGAATAGTTTACGTCCAAAATCTGCGCGACGAGCGGCTTCGATGTCTTCTTTCAATGCTGTAATTTCAGAATTTAAATTCTCAGTTACAACTGATTCAACCATCTTAGCGGCACGGGTAACAAACTCTTGTTGTACCTTCTTGATCTGTTCACGACCTTCACGAACTAGACGAACTTTTGTTTCGGCTAAGTCTTGCTTGTCTTTGTAAAACTCTGTGATTTCTTGAGCTAGAGCCTCAACTACGAATTGTTCTAGTTTACCAAATTTAGTTGCCATTACTACTTGATCTTCGTGTAATTCACGAACTTCAGAAGCTAACTGACGTGTAACAAATTCCTTCATTACTTCAGCATCTTTCTTCATCTTCTTAGCATACTTGACTTTCATCTCAGCTAATTGATTACGATCATCGGCGAACTCAACAATCTCAGCGGCTAATTGTTCAGAGATCATGCGATCTACTGCTTCAATCATTGTTGATTTGTCGTGTTCATACTTTTGTGCAAACTCTTCACGTAATTGTTCAGCTACTTGTGTACGAGCCTCGTTGATACGAGTTTCGAAAGCAGCCTCAATTGACTCTTTGATCTCTTCAGAAATCATATTGTTTTCAAATAAACCTTTTAGTGCATCCAACATATGATTCTCCTTATTATTGGAGTTTGTTTATTATTTCTAATAAACTCTCTTTGAGATATTTCTGTGCCTTAGGGTCACCTTTCACCTCTTGCGCTATACGCAAGGCATTAAAACCACCGCGACTATTCATCAGGTGTTCGTAAATTGGTGTTGGGTATGCTCCAGGAGCACTGGGTTGAGCTACCATATCTACTGTGATAATCTCAAAATCCGATACTTCACCGGATCCGTCATCTCTGACGTTTCCGGATCCGCGACTTGACACTCCTAACTTAACTCCGCTTTCCAGCATTGTCTTGATTAGTTGTCCCATTGGTGTTGGAAGTATTTTCAACTTCCCGTAACCGTTTGGACCGTCCATCCACATATTTGTTATCATGTGTGACACACGATCCAGGTTAATTTTTAGATCATCAGGATGATCCACTTCCCCGAGAACTGAATAACCGTTCTGAATCTGATCGTTAAGGGTCTTAACAGCCTTGCCAATCTCATTAACAGGGTAAACACGCTGGTTAGCGTTACGTATACCGCCCTGGATGCAAATCCCGGACATGTA